GACATTGGCCATTCTGTTCTTACATTAATAATGTTGTTTGATATTAAAACAACCCAATCAAATTCTGAACTTCCATAGACTTTCTCTGCTACTTGCTCTGGTCGTTCTTCTCCAATAATTTTATACTTTGTAAATACAGTTAAACTTTGGAAGAAGTCCTCACGAATCTTTGCTCTACGAAAAAGATTCTTGACTTTTACAAAGTCATATGAAGAGTTTCTATTTGGTAATTGAGACTGATAAAGTAAGTCTGATACTTCTCTGAAATAAGTCATTATCTTCCTGTGGGTCTTGCTCTGTTTGTACTGGTTGAATCTATTGCTCCAGGAGAACTACTACTTCTTGTATCATTTTCAGTATTTGTGTTGTCCCCTGAAGAGTTATTTTTATTATCTATTTTTAAAGGTGATTCATAAGTAAAGTTATTTGGACCAACATCATCAGACTCTGGATCATTATCATACTCATCATTAAATACTGGAGTCAATTCAGTAAATGCTAATTGCATAGTAACTGCTATTGGTTGTGATCCATTTGCAGCAGCATCATTAAATGCAGCATAGAATCCATCAGGAGTATAATTTGTACTAAATGCTGTCAAGGCACAGGTTTTAAACTTTCCTATACTCTTTAATTCATTTTCTCCAGATTTGAAATGAACTTTGAAAACATTTGGAGTACCTAAGAAGAATGCAGACTCTTCTAGAGTAGATCTCTTAGGTGCCATACCCTTCTTAAAGAACTTTAAAATTCTTCTTATTTCTGCTGCTTCTGCTTGACTCCTTGCAGTCATTTTAAACTGGAATCCAAATTGCCTTAACTTGGGTCCATTGAAAAGAAGTTCTAAGTTTGGATTAATTGCAGCACCAGTTACTCTAGTAATGTATGCTTCTGGATTTATTTGGATACCTATTTTACCAACTATAGAAGCAGCTGCTCTAGTTGTTAAAAATTGTTTTGCTCTAGTTCCTACTGATTTACTATTAAAAACTTCTAAAAGTTTAGATACTCCATTAGGTATTTGCCCAAGATCTCCTTCTTCTGTACCTGCCACCATCCCTGTTAATGGTCCCATTGCTACAGCAGCAATGTTAGACAATCCATCCTCTCCCCATCCAACACTATTAGATTCTGATATATCATTTGGGATTGGTAATGTAACGCTGCCAAGTTGCTTTAATTTAGTGTTTCCTCCCCTGTCTACCAAATCAGATTCATTTTGTATTACTCCACTTCTTACATATTTAAGTTGTTGTATTAAAATTCTATCTTGACTAGGATTAATTGTTAATGGATACTTATAGGATCTAAATTTATCCTCTTCAAATGATTCAGGATTTAAAGCTTCTATTCCTTTGAATTCTGGATTTTGTGGAGGTTGAGGTCCACTGCTTGCAGAATTTTCATCTGACCTTTGATCACCATTAGAATCTCTGCTTGGTGGTGCTGATTGAGAATTTTCTATAGAAGATTTTAAATTAGCATTTTTTAAATTATTTCTTTCTTCTGATGTAAGGTACGTAGAAAATGTTTGAGATACTTGCTTTTGTGCAACATTTTTTAGTTGTCCTAGACCAGCATTTCCTCCAAGATTGTTTTTTATATTTTGATTGTTCCATCCAGGACCATTAGTTATAGTGCCATTAGGGTCTGCACTAAGGATTAATGTAGTTCCAAATGAATCTATGGTCTGATCAAATCCAGTTCCACCTTGATAAACTTTATATCCACCTCTAGAATCAGTTACCACAGCATATTTTTGTGGATTGTTTGGTATAGTTACAACTGATTTGATAGGAACTTCATTGTTTGGTGTTCCCATTAAGGTTTGTAAAGTAGGATCACCTGCCCATCCTGATGGTATTTGATTTGGCATTGTTATCTACCCCACACTTTGTTTGATGGAATTGGTATTTCTACCCCACCCAAGTCCCTTACAAATTCCTCTACAGGTAATAGACACATGGTTTGCCATTCTTGTTGTGCTAAAATTAAGTAAGGACTTCTTACCTCTGATAATAAGTATTTATGTGCTCCCTTACGAAACTTTGGTATTTTATCTTCTGCCAAACTTGAAACAATTCCCATCCTTTCTTCTGGAGAATAGTAGTGTAGGTTCACAGCAAAGAAAGACCTTGCATCCATCTCTAAAACAAATGCTAGAGGATACTTGTCATAGAATGGAAGATCTCTTCTGGTCTTTGCTTTATACTTATAAAACATTAAGTTGAACAGTAAAGGAAATGATGTGGTTCTATTGAAATCACGTTCAAGAACATCACCAATTTCATCAGATCTCTCTTCTGTTATAATGTCTTCTGGTGTTCTTCCTAATACTTGTTCTCTATACCATTCTCTAGATTGAGTTCTTCCACCAGTCTTTTCTTTGATTGACTCGAAGATAGTTTTATATGCCAAGATTATCCTCCGTTAGAACTTGGAAAGTCCATCTTCTATCAGCACAAAATTCTTCTGCTGCCTTCCACTTAGCTTGATTTTTTGCAAACTCATTTATTTCAACTAGTTGTTTTTTTGTAACTCTTTTTCCAACCTTTGGACCTTGCACTTGCCTCTTTGGTTTAATCTCTATTAGACTTTCTTTAATCAATCCATCAGAGTTTTTATATTTGATATAAAAATCTGGGAAGTATCTATGAACTCTTTTGTCTAATGGAGACAAGTATGGAATCCAAATTTCTTCACTAGACCATTTAATTATATTTTCATTCCTATCACAGTAGTTCATAAACTTCAATTCCCACAATGATCTATAAATTATATTTCTATAATCACCAATATATTTTTCAGGATATGAAGGTTTGAATATTCCCTTATAACTCATACATATAATATAAGCACTTCAAATTATTTAGATGTCAAGAAATAACTATAAAAATTTATGGTTTAGCACTGAAGAATTAATTAAAAAGTTTAATCCTTCATTATCTAATGTTTTTGATGTTTATATTCCTGAAACTTATGGTGTAGTTAATAGTGAGCAAATAAATTTTTTAGCATATGATGCAGTGCTTCCTGGCAATTCCTATGAGTTAGCACAAGTTTATGGAGATAGACAGGGAAGAATAGAACAATATCCAACAAGAAGAGTTTATCCTGCAGTGGATGTAAGTTTTTATATTGATAGTAATTATGATGTTCT